CCGCTGTGCCACGAACGCTGCCGATGCTCTGGGTGAGGCGCGCGCTCTCGGTCTGAGCCTCCTCCTTAGTGGTGTACGTGGTGGCCGCCTCGGAGCGGGGCAGGGCGGCCTCCGCTGTGGTCTTGACCGCATCAATGCGGGCACCAAGCGCCAGGTCACCCTCCGTCACCTCCGACTTCTTCGCCAACGTTGAGGTGTCCGGTAGGTGCTTCTCCGTGTCCTGCCGGAGCTGCGTCACCTCCTCTTTGGTGGCGAACACCAGGTCGGCGCGCGTCTTCGAGTACCAAGTAAGGTCAGTCAAGACCATCCCTCCATTTCAATATTCCCCCACCGACGTCGATGACGTCGGCTGAGTTTGCTGCTTCCAGGTTCCCTAAGTCATTGATCCTGACTCGAGGGTGGGGTGATGGCGGTGGTGTCACGTCCGTGACCACGCGCCCCCTTATGATGTCGACAAGGTCAACGGTGGTTCCGGCGGTGATGTGAGCCAGATACTCGCGCCTGCCACCGAAATCTCCGGGGACATCAATGACTACCCGGTAGTTCATCTCGCCGTCGGGAAGAGTCGCGGGGGCGGCAAGCTGAATGAACCGCTCTTCGCGGGCGCTAGTCAAGTAGCCGTCGGAGGACAGGCGGGCGGCGGCGTAGTGGCATATGGCGGCTTGCCCCCCGTCTTCCTCGACTGCACGGTAGGGGTTCATGGGGATGAATTCGACGCGCCCCATGCGCCCGAGCCCTTCAGGGCCGACTATGCGCCCAGTAATTCTTGCGTACCCGCCACTCATGAAGCCTCCTAATGCCGACCTGTTACATCCTTCACTCTATCAATTCGATCATGAAGGCTGGATACCTCGGAGTAGAGGTGAGTGCGGTCGGCCCTAGCGTCATTGCGGACGCCCTCAACCTGCCCCTCGAGCCCCTGAATGCGGCGCAACTGATCAGCGACACTCTCCCTGAGCGCACCCACAGCGTCGGCAAGAACATCCAGCTTCTTAGTTAAGTCATCGAATCGCATATCAAGGTCATCTCGCAGGTTGACGGCGTGGTTGTTGTGCACCCCTTCCGAGGCAGATTCGGCGGCGTCCGCAGCCCGCGCAACATGGACACTCATGCGATCCATTCGCTCTTCGGTCAGCTTCTGCTGGCTCTTCAGCTTGCTTGTCAGGCGAGCCACCAGTGCAGCCAGTAGGGCGACCATGGCCGCAATCAAGTCAGGTGATGTGAGGATCTGCCCTATCGGCAGGACACTCTCTACTGGCTGCACCGCTCACTCAGCTCGCGTGGCGGGGAGTGTACTCGGGCTCGGCGGTGGCGATACCACGGTCAGTCTCGGCCGGGGCGGCGAAGGCCTTCAGTACGGAAACCAGGGTGGCCGTGGCGGCGAACCCGACGATCGCCTTGAAGTCGAGGGAATAGATAGCCTTGTCGACGGCAATGCCTGACAGGACAGCGCCAGCCAGGGTAGAGATCGCGCGCTCAGCAAGGCCGGACCAGAATGAGGGAGAAGCGTAAACGCTCATGAAACCCCTTCCATATGACGCTAGAGGGCAGAACTTCTGCCCTACCCTCTAGTCTACCGTCGCCCACGGTTCGCGGTCACATCAGCCGGAATGAGCCCGGTCTCGAACGATTCAGGGCCTCCTGAAGGGCCGCCCAGGTGGCCTCCCCCACCTCGCCGTCAATGTAGTCGCCGAAGCTCCAGCCGGGAGCGAACTGGTTCCACGTGGAACCGGCGACGGGCCGCACCCAGCACCACGCCCAGTACTGGAACACCTTGATCACCTGAGAGTCCCAGCCCCTGTCCTCGGGGAGCCGGCCGGATCCGGTGAGCTGCTTCTGGGACGCCTCGGGGACGGTCTTGTTGAGGTAGCGTCTCAGGTTAGCGATGGCGTACACCTCCGAGTATCCGGGGGCGAACACCTGGATGAGCTTGTTCACGGTGGCGGGGCCGTACTCGCCGTCCACGGTCAGGTTCCCTGACTGCCCCGACGGGGCCGTAGCGGGCGCTGGGGCCTGCCCGTTGATCATCCGGTCCCAGGCGGCCCGGTCACGCAGGCGGTTCAGGTCCAGCGTGCCGGAGTAGCCGGGCAGGCTGCCATCCTCCGTGTACTGGTGAATCAGGGGCTGCCCCCAGTAGGAGACAGAAGGCACCGCCGGGTCCGAGTAAGGACGGCCGTAGTCACTGTACTCCGAGCCTCCCGCGTACCACAGCGGGTACTGGGCGGCCACGGCAGTCCAGTCGTAGCCATTGAGTGCGGAGCCGTTCATGTAGATGCCCGGCGTGGAACCAGTCAGGGACTTCACGGAATCCAGGAAGGCCTTCGCCCAGCCTGGCCCCTGCGGAACCGCATTATCCTCCCAGTCAAGCCACAGGGTGGCCTTGCTGCGGAACGACCCGACGGTAGCGACGAACATCCGGGCCTGGCCCGCCGCGTCACCGGGGCGGGCGAAGTGGTAGAAACCCAGCCGCTTGCTCGCCCCCAGGGTGGCGTTAGCCTGCGACACCATGTAGGGGTTCACATAGTCGTCATCCTCAGTGGACTTCACGATCACGAAGTCAGCCCAGATGGCGGGGATATTCAGGCCCGACTGGTGGCTGGAGACGTCGATCCCATGGGCGTGCTGCGGCGCACCCTGGGGGGCGGGTGAGGGCTTAGCCGGAGCGGGCTGTGCGCCACCCTTGAACTGCGGCCACTGCTGGAGAAACTTCTCCTCACTGAAACGGTGGCACGACGTCCACGCCCCGCGCAGCGTGTGCGGGTGCGTGGAGTACCGGGCGGTGCGGGTCTCCTGGCCAGTGGCGTCACCGGCGTACCCATCGATGCTGCCGTCCTCGGCGATCCACGCCTCAGACTCCAGCGGGTCGTGGCCGTTCTCGACGATCACGATGACGTGGCCGACGCCGCCCTCGTTCGCGGCCGACAGGACGATGTCGCCGACCTGGAATCCTCCACTGGGGGTGAGGTCTGAGTCGTTCCAGGGGACCTCGTTGAAGCCGTGTGACTCCATGCCCTGGCGCATGTTGCCGGTCCAGTAGTCGTTGATCTCCAGGAGGGCGGCATGCCCCCACGGCACCTTATAGGTGTGGTGGATGCCGTAGGAGATGGCCCCGCACGCCAGGCTTGAGCAGTCCGCGTTCTGCGGGCTGGAGACCCGGCCGTGTGCGTCGGCCGCGGCGTACCAGCTGCGCCGCTCGGGCTGGCTGTAGCCGACGTTCTCGCTGTCGCAGATGCGGCGGGCGATCTCAGCAGTAACTGACTGGACTGTCACTTATCCTCCTTGCTGATCTTGGCTTCGAGGTCAGTGCACCGGGTCTCCGCAACCACGGCGCGCTGCGTGAGGCGAGCAATCTCGGCCGTTAGGGCGTTGATTACCGCCATAGCGTCGACCTGGGATTCCTGGGGTGTCATTTATCCTCCTGGGGGGTGTCTTGTGGCTTGGGCGCTGGGCCGTAGCCCCCGTTGTCATCGTACGCCACATGCCCGTTGTCTTCATCTGGGGCCGCCACTGGGGGAATCTCCCACACCAGCTCTGTGGCCCGATCGCGGAGGTCGACATGATCGGTCTCAGGGTCCCAGTCGTCGAGCTGCCTGGCCCCCTTGACGAGGACCGCGACAACCTCCCCGGGGCGCCCCGTCACCTCAACCGACCACGGAGAAGCGTCCGCCCCGTATCCGGCCTTGACGATGGTCGCGGTCGCCGTAGACGACGTCAGAACCACCCAGGGCGCGACAGGAGAAGCGATCTTGGGCACATAGTCCGGCAGCACCCACGTGGCGCGGCCATTCGAGTCGAGCGTGACGTTCTCCCAGTACTCTATCCCGTCGTAGGGCGACTCAGTGGAGGAGTGCCTGAGCATCATGTGACGCTTCTGCCACTCGCCCGGTACGCGCATGATGAAGTCCTTGCCGCCAACCCCACGGAATCCATTTCGGTCCACGATGGCCTGGTGGTTCTGGTCCCAGCCGAGGATTGAGGCGGTATCGTGCGCCCATACCGACTTCCACCTGTTCTGCGGCGCCCGGACCCAGAACTGTTGCCCCTGAAGGTAGAGGTGGGGGTCGTACCCGCCAACGGTGATGGTGGCCATGTAGTTGTTGACCGCGATAGTGCCCTTACCCCGCGCACCGGCGTTGAAGCCGGTGTTGTATACCCCGAGGGCCCACGCCCCGTCCCTGCCGCTGTAGGCGTAGTAGCCCGAGACGGACAGGCGCATGTTGGGGTTGCTCTGGACGCTGTCCGCGGGGGCCTGCATGTAGAGGATGCCCCCCCGGTTAGTCGGGTCCTCCTTGAAGGTGACGAGCGCCGGGAGCTTGTACGGCGCGTTCCGCTTGTTCATGTAAAGGCCGACACCCCAGCGGTCGCCCTTCTGACCGACATCGTTGCCGCTCGCGTCCTCGACGATGTCAATGAACTTAGCGATGGACCACGTGTCCTCGATGCCGACCTCTCCGAGGACCTTCACCTTGCCATTGGCGGCGTTCACCTCGAAGGACGTGTCTCGCCCCGAGTTGGTGTAGGCGCGGATCCCGAACGAGTCAATCTTGATTCCGCCGCGGGTTGACCGCTCGGTCTGGATCGTGGCGCCGGTGATGACCTGGCCGTCGATCGCGCCAACCTGAATGTTGGAGGCGTTAACGGAGTTGGCGTCCAGCATCCCGGCCTTGATCCGCTCGAACTCCCCCTCGCCGGCGGTCATGACCGCGGTCCACACGTGGTGGGCGGTAGCGTTCACGAAGGAAGCGTTCCCGGTGACCGTGAGCTGGTCCGTCGTGATCTCCAGGAACCGGCCGACGTCGGAGGCGATCTTCCGTGCCGTGATCTCAGCGATGTTAGCGGCGCCGGCCGTCAGCTTCCCCACGTCGAGATTGCTGATCTGCTCGCTCGTGACGCGCATACGCTCCCAGGAAGCGCCATCCCACTTCCACTCCGCCACAATGTCGAGGGTCTGGGCGTCCTGCACGCGGCACGTATCCCCCACCGAGGACCCACCGAAAGGCGGCACAGTGTCCGCGGTACCACGAATGTAGAACACCTCACCCATGGACGTCTTGATGCGGCGCACCGCAGACTCCATCGTGGCGGCCGTCAGCTTGGAGACCGTCTTGGAGTAGTCATCCCCGGCCTCCTCCCACCGCCACCCCTTCGGGGAGTAGACAATAGTCGACTCGGGGGCGTCCCTCGTGTTCGACGGGGACGAGTGCCCAGGGGAGGCGAACGCCGGTACGGTTACGTACTGGCCGCCTCGGGCGCCGGCGGGCGCCAGAAAAGGCTTAGAAGGCCCCGGCATCAGGACACCCTAATGATGTAGGGGAGGCCGAAGTAGGGTGACCTCACGTCGATGGGCTGCGACCCACCGACCGACGTCGCGATCGGGCTACGGCCGCCGGCGTTGTTACCGGTGGAGGTCAGGTACGTGTAGCCCGACGTGCCGATACCGATGTCCTGTCCCGAGGTGCGGGACTGGAAGCGCCGCTGACTGTCCTCGGCCTCGCCGATCTCGTGGGTGTGGGCGGGCATCTGGTTGATGGACAGGGTGATGGTCGTGTTACCGCCTTTGTTGCCAATGTTGTACTTACTTCCGTCGCCAGTTCCGACAACGGAGCGTTCCCGGATATCGGGGATGCGGAAGTTACTGACAGTGGTAGACCCGTAGGTGAGGCCGATCACGGCGTACAGCTTCGCGTAGATGTTCCGGTCAAGGAGGCGCCCGTCGCAGCGCATCCACCCCTCCGGGTCCCGCTCCGCCCCGTACATCATGATCGTGCCGATCGGCGTCACCTTGTTCACGAGAGTCTTGATGCCCTCGGCGATCGACTGGACCTGCTTCAAGATCTCGGCGGGCTGGGCGTCAACCTTCGTCTCTAGGTTGGTGACGCCTTGGGTGGCGGCACTGATGCCGTCCTCGATGTGTGTGAGGTCGGCGGCGGTGATGCGGGTCTCGTTAGCGCCGAAGCCGTCCCTCCACTGTTTCGCTGCACTATAAGGCTGCACTACTTGTCTCCTTCCGCTCGCAGTACGAAGATGCGCCCATCAGGGGCAATCCACATGCTAGAGCCAATTGTCCCACTGTCCGGCGGCACAGGTCCGGACGAGACGAGGTTCGTTGCCACCTGAGTCATCGCGCCAGTCAGGCGGTTCATCTCCTTCAAGGTTTCCTCGCGGGCGGCCTGCTGCATGGCGTCGCTACCCTTGAGCTTGTCCTCGACCTGCTTCGCGATAGCGTCAGCGTCAATGTTCTGCTTCAGCGTGATAGTCGCAGCCCTACCCCAGGCCGACCTGTTCCCGGCACGGTCGTAGGTGCGCATACACACCTCATACGCGCGCATCTCCAAGCCGGCCAGGGAGATCCTCTGCACCGGGGCGGGCATAGTACTGAACACGCCAGGCGCCACACCGGGGAGCTGCACGCTCACCTCAGCGCCCGCAAAGTCAGCCGGCATCGCCTCCCCGTTCTCGCCAATCATCAGCCAGCCCACGTTAAGCACCCCGAGAGTCTGCGACAGGCGCGGCACCGGAGGCACCGGGGGTGGCGTCACGTCCGTAGCGGTCGTGATCATGAGCGGCTGCGACCACGCCCCCACACCATCCTGCGTCTGAGCCCGCACCCAGAACCGGTACTGCACCCCCACCTCAAGCGGCGCGATAGCTGCAGTGGTGGCCTCCGCACCCTTCGTCACATACGAGCCGGAGCGCTCCGCAGTAAGCTTCACGTTCTGCCATGAAACCTCATAGCCGGTGACATCCACCTTCGCCCCCAGGGCGTCGGCATCCACCTTCCCCCACTGGAGCTCCACGACCGCGGTAGGCCACCCGTCCTGGCCGACCACAGCCCTAGTGGACCCCGTCAACCCCTGGGGCGGGACAGGCCAGTTCTTCGACACGGGAGGGTTCGGGCGCACCCCGCTACCGCTCGTGGTAGCGAGCCCCACGATACCCTTCGTGCGCTTCGTGAGCCGCCCCAGGAGGCTATCCAGGACCGTCCCGAACGTGGTGTGCCCGGAAACCGCCTGCTCCTTCTGGGTGACGCTGATCTGGGCGACCTGCAGGCGCTCCATGCCGCCCTGCCGCTCAACCATCATCCAGTCACCCAGGCGGTAGTCCTGCCACGGAAGCAGGTGCACGTCAGTCGCCGCCCACTCGCGCTTGATCTCCTCCCTGACGTGGGCTCCGGACTTCAGGGTGGCTTCCGCTACCAGCCTCGCGGTAGCCTCGAGCTCGACCCCGCCCGCCTCTACGACCTTCTCGACGCGCCGCATGGACTTCGGGGCGGTGTCGTTGTGGATGAGCCACGTCCTGCCGGATTCGCCCTTCACCAGGACGTCGGTGCACATGTCAGCCCAGGTCGCGGCCTCTGGGGCGCCGGTGAGGGTGGTCGCCAGAGGCCATCTCCTGGAGGCCGTGAGATCCCGTGCCTGTGTCGTGTCAGCGTTATAGATCTTCAGGGTGCGGCCCTGCCACACCGTGTCGATCATCCCCAGGTTCCGGAGAGAGTCCACGATCTGAAGGATGCTGATAGACGGGTCGAAGTAGAGGGTGACGACTTTCGCCCACCGCTGGTTGGCGGAGTCTGTTGTGGTGGTGGCGTCCAGGGTGAGGCCCTGACCCCATCCGCGTTTGGTGGCGGCCTGCCAAACCGTGCCGATGATCTCCCCGGCGTTCTTGGACAGGAACTTGAACTTGCCTTCCTTGTCCTTCGCGGCCTCGGGTACAGACCAGACCAGAGCCTCCTTCATGTAGTCGCTGACGTGGATGGCCTCGACCTTACGGGAGTCCGTGCCGTCATTGACGAGGTTGTGCTCGGTCTTCTGGGTGACGAACCGGGCGTCAGGCAGCTCCTCCCACGTGTCGCCGTCGAAGGTGGCCTCAACAGCAACCTCAACCTCACCCTCCAGGACACTGCCGCGGACCGCGTTAGGGCCAGGAGCGTACGACAGGGACAGGGTGGGCGCCTCACCACGGGGGGTGGTGACGGTCATCTCCAGGATGTCAGGGACCACCCCGATACGGTCCCCCTGGACGACGTAGGCGACCGCACGGAGCTGCATGCCGGGGAAGTAGGTGCGCTGCATCAGTAGGCCCTCCTCGCCCGGATCGAGCCCGCCGTGCCGGTGACCTGCAAGACGATCTTGCCTTCACTGTTAGGGGTGAGCTGGAACCCCTCGGGGGACATGCTGATCTCCGCCGCCCTGCTAGGTACCCCCGGCGCGGGATCCCACCGCTCGGACACCTGCCTCCAGGCGTCATAGCGGGCCACGTCAATGAGGAGTCTCTGGCCGCCCTCCATGGTGCCGCGCCACGTGAGTGACGTCCCAGAGGTGACATCCTTGATGGTGCACGTGTTCGCGGTGGGGGCGAGCTTCAGCAGGGCGTCAGTGACTGGGGCCGACCCGCCCGCCAGGCCATCGAGGTTAGGGAGCGTCACCTCCACTGGGGTCACGTCGCGCCACACCCCGTCAACGGCCTCGAATATGACTGTCGTGTCGATCGCCCACTCCCCGTACCTCCATGCTGGCTGGGCGATGCTCACGAGCCGCACGCGGGCCTCCCTGGGGTTAGCGCCGGCCGGGCGGTGCTGGAGTACCCCCAGGGTCCCGGAGAGCCGCAGGCGGGCCATGAGGGCCTGCCAGTTCGCGTCCAGGGAGGCCCTGTCCTCCCCCTCGACCATCAGTGCGACAGTCACCTTGAACGTGCCGAACCTCGTGGCCGCGCCATCAATGACGCCACTCCTCGAAGGGACCTCGGTGGACGTCAGGCGCGGCTCCGGCACAGCCGGCAGGAGAGTGCCCTGCATGACCCTCCACTTCCCCGGCTGGTCCAGGTCGACCCCATTCAGGTGATACTCACTGCTCATACCCTAATCCTAGATGCTCGCGGCCAGGCGGATAGCGTCCGCGACGTCATCGCGGGTCTTTGAGTCCCGCTGCGCCTGCGGATAGTTGTTGGTGATGTTGACCGTGGTGCCGCTCGATACGCGGTCGCCCTGCGCGGGCGCCTCGAGGTCCATGTTGCCGAACTGGCGCTTCACCGACTTCTCATAGTTCCCCGACACGGTGGCAGAGATCTCCGGCGCCACATCCCTGCTCAGGGTGTTGGTGAAGCCTTCAAGGGAGTCCCTGACCGCCGAGTACTGCGACTCGAGGCCGTTAATGAAACCCTGCATCACCATCTGGCCTGCGCCCTTAAGGATCACCCGGTCCACAGGGGCGGGCCCCTTCCAGGACGTCAGCTTGCTGGTCAGTCCACCCAAGGACGACTTGACCGAGCCGTACATCGACTTCAAGCCGTTAAGGAAGCCGTTGATGACGTTCTTACCGGCACTGATGAGCCAGGACCCCGCGTTGGAGAAGATGTTCTTGACCGAGTTGGGGAAGTTCCTCATAAAGTTGAGCGCATTGTTGATCCAGTTGCGAATGGTGGACACGAGTGCGGAGAAGGCCGCCTGGGTCAGCGACTTCAGGTAGTTCCATCCGTCGGAGAAGAAGTTCTTGACGCTGTTGATCCACCCCGTGACCGTACTCAGGATGCTCTTACAGAAATTAATGACCGTGGTCCAAATGTAGTTCCAGGCCGCCGTAGCCAGGCCACCCAGCGTCGCGCCAAACGCCTGGAACGCGAACTTGATCGCGTTCCAGATGACGCTGGCGACCTGACTGATCCCAGTCCACACCTTAGACCAGTCGCCGGAGATCAGGCCGAGGGCGATATTGATGATGCCCTTGATCGTGTTGATCGCCCCGGAGATGATGGTCGTGATCAGCTGCCACGCCGCTACGATCTGGGGACCCATGACCTGCATCGTGACCCCGACCAGCTGGATCGCGGGGATGAGTGCCTCAGCGAGCTGCTGGACGATCGGAACCAGCAGAGGAAGGATCTGAGACAGCAGATCAGTGACGATCGGCCCCAGCACCGTGACCATCTCCGAGATAACCGGCAGCAGCGCCTGAATCACAGGCATGAGGAACGCGGCCAACTGCTCGATAATCGGCGTAATGATAGGCACCAGCTGCTGAAGAATCGGCGCCAGCTGCTCCACCAGCTGCGCCACCAGAGGCGCGATAGCCGCCAGCAGGGTGCCAGCCACGGTAGCGATCGCCCCAAACGCCTCGCCCAGTGCGGGCATAGCCGGAGCGAGAGCCTGAACAGCCGTAAGCAGCCCCGAGAAGAAAGACACCAGGCCGTCCTGGAAGGCCGGATTCTCCAAGGCTGTAGCGATACCCTCAAGGGCAGTCTTCAGTGTCTCCCCAATCAGGGGGAGAATCTTAGCCAGGGTCGGCTCCAGGGACACGAACGCGTTCCCTAGGGAGCCCACTCCCTCAAAAGCCTTCCCTGCCGCCACAGACATCGACGAGAACAGGGATGTCAAGGTTGACTGGAACAAGGGGCCATTTACCGCGGCGTTAGCCCGATCCAGGGCTGTAGCGATAGAGTCGATCGGTGCTGACCCATTCGCCATCGCCTTAAACAGGCCCGCGATAATTCCACCCAGGTCGACCGTAATGTCCTTCAGGGTGCCGAACGCCTTCGCTGCAGCCTGGATAGACTGGTCCATCTTCCCGGACTCGGCGGCCTTAATAGCCCACTTCTCAAACGAGAGCGCGAGATCATTAGCCCACTGGGCGATATTCGGCAGGTACTTAGCGCCAACCTCGCCCATCGTGAGGAGGCCGTTAGTGAAAGCGGCAGCCCCAGTCGACCCTAGGCTAAGGGCCTGCGACAGGTAGGACAGGGACTGCTGGAAGCCGGGCAGGTGCCCACTGGCCGCGGTCGCGATAGCGGCCGTCATCAAGCCCAAGTGAGTCGCCACCGTAGAGAGGGCCGGAGAGAGCTCACTGATCGCAGTGTTAGCGAAATCCCTGATCGGCTGCGCAGCCTGCGCCCAGTATGAGGACGAGATCTGCTTCTGCAAGCCCTCAAACGCGGGACTCAGGTCCCCCAGGACAGTCTTCGCGTCCTTCAGTGCGGCAATCAGGACGCCAGCGCCGGCAGCGGCACCACCAAAGATGCCAGGCAGGGCCAGCAGGGCCGGAGTAGTCTTCGCTATCCCCACACCCACGGAGGACAGGACCCCCATCCCCGCGCCCAGTACGGACACGGCGCCACCAATCAGGGTGGCGACAGTGCCGATCTTCACGGACGCAGTATCCAGGTTACGCAGAAAGTCATTCAGGTTACGGCCAATTGACTCGAAGACGTTCCCTCCAGCCAGGGCCTTGAGCTGGGCTGCCACACGAGCCGCGGAAGCCTTTCCGAGGCGCACGTTAATATCCACCCACCTGGAGCGAGTGAGGCGTTTCAGGTCAAACCGGGCTTTACCGTCGTCCAGATCGGCGTTAACGGTCGCCTTGCCATCAAGCTTATTCAGCTCATGCTTGATCTTCTTCTTCTGCTCCTCCGACAGGTGAGCGTGCACGTCAACAATTGAGCGGAGCCTGCTGATATCTCTCTCGATCTCAGCCTTCGCGGCCTTATCGAGCTTCGGGGAAGCATTGATCTGCGCCTTCAAGGACCTGATCTTCTGCTCAATATCAGCCACCGACCGCTTATTAAGCGTCAGCTGAGCCTTAATGTCCCCGGCCGCCCCCTTCACCTCGCGGGACAGCTTCGCCAGGTCCGTCTTGTCCGTATTCAGGTGAACATTGGTGCGAATATCATCGAGCTTCTGCTCAATCCGCTTCTTGTCCTGCTCAGACAGGTTCGGGTTAACCTTCAGCTCAGCCTTCAGGTCACGCAGCTTCGCCTTCAGCTTCGTGAGCGACCCAGTATCGAGGTCAGGCTCGACCGGCATCTTGGAGTCGCTGCGGCGCACCTTCTCCTGCGCCTTCTTGAGCGACTCCTCATCAACATCAACCTCAGCATTAACCTCAACATCGAGGTCGCCCACCTGCTTCTGGATGCGACGGAGCTTCTTCTTCAGCTCATCAGCGAACTTAGAGAGGTCGGGGACGACCTTGACTCCTAGCTTACCAACAATACCCTTACCGGCCATCCCCTAACCTCTCAACCTAGGGCCCCAAACAGGGCCGCCATCGCAGCGGTATCCTTACTCGATACTACCGTACTCGCCTTAACAGTCCCTGGCCTGGGAGCCATCTCAGAGTCCTTAAGATACGCCCGCCCCCGGCCACTAGCGGCCTTCGTCTGAAGACGCTGACCATCAAGCAAAGCATTCAGCCTCTCCGAGTCGGCGGAGTAGCCGAACCACTGCGGCCCACCCAGCTGCTTCGCCCTGTACAGCGACCAAGGCTCATAAGAAAGGCGCTCAAGCAGTGCCTCCACGAGACGAACCCTGTAGCCGCCGTAGACGTCGATGCGGTAAAGCGCCCAGAAGTCCGCGGCAGCATCAGGGTTGTCCCGGAAGTAGTCATCTACTGCTTGGCGCCTGTGGCTTCCCCCGCGTAAGCGGTAGCCAGAGTGATGGCGCCCTCGATGCCGTGAGTACTGAAGAAGCGAGTCCACGCATCCAGGTCGGCGATGTAGCCGTTGTCCTCAAGGAACTCGGTCATGTCGGCCAGGACAGCCATGTTCTCGTCAGTGAACTCGTCTGAGTCGTCAACCATGGGCAGCACCTTCGCGGTGAGGCGGAGCCGCTGGGAAGGACGGAGCGTGTCGACGGGCTTGAAAATCTCGTGCCCCTCGAGAGTGTCGAACTCGGGGACTTCATTCTTGGTGGAGGCCATTGCCTTCTCCTTCTGTTGGGGCGTAATGGGGTGTTACCGTCCGGCCACCACACACCCCTACATGGCGGCCGGACGGAGATCATCAGTTGACAGTGAACTGCTTCCCGTCGGACGCGCCGATGTTGTTGGTGACCACCACGTTGACCGAGCCAGTAGCGCCACGCGGCACATAGGTGGTGATCTGGGTGGCGGAGTCCTTCTCGAAGGTCGCCACCTTGTCGCCGAACTTCACCTCGCGGACACCGTTGAAGTTGGCTCCGGTGATGGTGACCTTCGCACCAACCGCACCAGCGGCAGGGGCCAGGGCCGTGATGGTCGGCTTCGCCGTGCCGACACCGGTGACGGTGCGCGGCTCGAGCATCTGGACGCGAGTCTTCCCCGACGGGGGAGACAGCAGAGTCCCGGAGATCTTCACCTCACTGAAGTTGTCCAGCGAAAGTGACGGCAGGTTACCGGCCAGGGATACGCGGCGGAACAGCATGCCCGACACGAGCAGGCCATCCTCGATGACGATAAGGACGGCATGCTCACTGGAGTTGTCCAGCTCGACATCCCAGCCGCCCTTCTCGGCGTCATAGGTGGAGCCGGGGAAGGCCACGCGCATGACGTCCTCACCGAGGTTGACGGCGTTGATGGTCACCTTGTTGGTGACGTCCTCGCGGGTGGAGCGGACGCCCTGACGGTCCCAGGTTCGCTTCGTGGAGGTGTCGCCGCCGTCGGTCTCCACCTCAATCAGGTTCTCGCTTGAGGTGTCACCGAGCCACGTCCACCCAGCGGTCTCGAGTGTGGTGCCGTCACCAAAAGTGTAGCCCCACAGGTTCGGGGCAACGGTGTCCACCTTACCAATGTAGACGTGTCCCTTACCCGCGATCTGAATCTTGCTGTTTCCGAGGTTAGCCATCAGGCCCCCTTCCTGGCCGTCACCTGAAGGGACGAAACCATGTTGATATAGTCTGCCGTGGTCCCCATGTCCGTTTCCGGCGTGGGAAGCTGAGTCCACTCCAGGTAAGTCGCCCAGCCCTCAGAGGTAATCATACCGTCCCTCCAAGCCTTATCTACAGCCTGAACCAGGGCATCGGAAGCATCAGAAACTTCATCCCCGTCCGGGCCGGTCATATAGAGCCGCACACGAATCTGGGTGGCCGCAAACCTGGGACCAGACGGGTGCGTGCGCGCAATAGTCATCTGCACTCGGCACACGAGCTCATTCATTGGGTCATCCACGTCGCCGTGGGTGCGCCAAACGATCTTCTCGAGGATAGGCCACTCGCCCGCACCATGGGCGGCGGCGTCCTTCATGTACCGGTAAATGAACGGGAGAGGATTAACGTATGCCACTAGAATCCCCCGTTATCGCGGACTACCCCACGAAGGATGTTGAGGCCAGGAACCCAGGTGCGATACCGCGCACCCTCCCGCCCAGTGCGGCGCCCCTGGCGGTCCTGATACACGTAGTGCCCGAATTCTACGGCAGCATCATGGTCGGTGGACGGGGCGATCGTGTAATCCACCTTCCCCTGCTCCATGCCGTATGAGGCAAAAAGCTCGCCAGTGTCGACGTGCGCGGAAGCGGCAGCCTTCACCTCAGCAAACACCTTCGCTGCAGCTGCAGCAAACTCCGGCTGGCGAGCAACAACCTCCGCAATATCCTCATGGATGCGCTTATTGTCGTAGGCGTGGATCACTTCGCCACCGTCCCCAGGGTGTCGCAGCGGACACTGAAATGACGCGTCATCGGTGAGGCATCATAGGTCAGCGGCTCACCAGCCTGCTGGAAAGTCTTCCCCTCCAACGACGGTGGCCCCTTAATAATCTTCACCCACGAGTGAGGTCCGCCCGGCCACTTCCGGCCAGTCCCCATAATCTTAAGGGTAGTCTCATCGGTAAGATCACCGCGGATAGCGCGGTTCTCCGTAGCCTTCAACGCGTTACCAGCGGAGGGCTGTACTAGAACCTTGTCGACGTAGAACGTCTCACCGGGCGCGTAACGACGCCCGGTGCGGCCCTCAGACACAATCGCGACAGTGACTTCCACGGCGTGAGGCCCGTTCTCCAGGTAGCGGCCGCGGCGAGGACGGAAGGTCACCATGTGGTACGCCACCCCTCCCACCGCTGCAACCCCAGCTCGGGGGCGGCGGGCTTGTCAGGGACCGAAGCCGGCCGGAAAGACATCAGGAATGTCTTCGACACATCCGGGGACCATTCCCCACCACGCCGGTTCCGGGCATACCCGTCCAGGACCGGGGCCGCACTACCCCACCCGCCGGCACCACCCTCGAGCGCCTGCCAATCCCTCTGGGTAATCTCCAGGAGGCCCGAAGCTACAGCCTGATTCACCGAGTAGGTGTAGGTGCCCTCAGTCTCATACTTGTAGAGCCCGCCGCCAGGCGCCCGCAGCACTCGAGCGACAGCCTCACACTCCACCATGATGAGAGCCACGCGGAACGGGTAGTCGACGCGGCAGCGATTAACCGCGTCAGGCATGCGGAGGAGAATAAGAGCCTCGGCGCGCTCAAGGAGGGCATCCACCCACCTTGCCTCATCATCCTCGAGGTCGCGCATGAGTGTGCGTTCGACGTCGAGTCTCTCCGCTACGGTCACTCTTACTCCTTCCTAGGTGTCACCCGTGGGGCGAGAGCATTACTGAACCCTCGCCCCACGGACTCATCAGCCAGCCTTCTTCGTGATCTTCACGAACGCCTTCGGGTCACGCAGGACCCAGCCGAAGATAGCCTCAACACGAATCGCGATACGGTTCGTGCCGAACAGGTCCATGCCGGCGGCGTACTGGTCGGCGGTAGCCCAGGTGAGGCCCTCAACGAAGCCGAGACGCAGGTTCTCCTTCAGGTCGCCACCGAAGCCCAGCAGGTTCGGCTCGGACACCTTGCCGCGGCCGTTAACGGCCTTGCTGTAGACGGCGGGGATGCCCAGGACGCTGGTGAACTCGTCAGCCAGGTTCGGGGACGCCTGGTAGAGCGGGCGGCCGAAACCGTCCGAGGCGCCCATGATGATGGACCGGAACTTGGGCGACAGGAGGAACTCGTTGAAGTCGTAGTCGACCTCACCGTCAGTGTTCACGACCTTGTCATAGGCGGCAGCGAGCTGCTTGCCCAGGTAGCCGGTGGTGTCGAACTTGGCGGGGTCCAGCTCCACCACGTTAGTGGTCGAGGACAGGGACTCCTTGCCCGCCAGGGTAGTGCCGGTGAGGGCGTCCTTGCCGTGAATGACGGCGGTGTCGATCGAGCGGGCGATAGCCTCAGCCAGCTGCGACTCCAGGTCATCGAAGGCGTTCAGGGGGTTAGCCATGAGCGCCTCCTTAGAGATCGACACGATCGCGGCAGTCTTGACGGGACTGAAGGTCTTCAGGCCGACAGAGACGTCAACGACAGGCTTGTCGGCGCTCTCCTGGACGATACCGGCGACCGGCTGGCCGACAGGCATAGTAACCGCGTTACCAGCCAGGGAAACCGGGACAGTGCCAGCGACCTTCTGGACGACGGAGCCAGCGAAAGCCCGCTTCCAGATAGGGGCAAGCACCTCCTTCGGGAAGCCCTCGGCGTTACCGCCGGCGGTAAGCTTTGCAATGGTTGCGACCTTGGCAGCGTTGTCCGCCATTCGCATCTCCTTCCTGCCTGACCGGCAGAGTTGTTCTAGATGTTGCCCCTGTCAGGCAGGGGTTACTCGGCGAGCCCGAACATGCGGAGGATGGCGGTCTCGCGATCCTCCGAGTCGGAGCCGACCTGTGCGTCTACCGCGGGGTCGCGGGGGCGCGCAGGGGTCTTGCTGGTGAGCTCCAGGAGGGCGGATACCTGATCTCCCCACCCGGACTCGTCTCCGTGCAGGAACTGGGCGTACTTCGAGGGCAGGCCCGCGTCACGGATCAGGGAGTCCTTGGCTGCAGTGTCGCGTAGGGCCTTGATCTCCTCGTCCTTGTTGGCGAGTACCGCCTCAAGGGCTCCTAGGCGCTCTTTCAGGTCGTCGAGCTCACTGGGCCTGCTGGGCTCCTCGGGGACGCTCTCAGGCTCCTCAGGCGCGGACGTAGACTCCTCCTGCTTGGTGGCCTCCGCCTCAACATCACCCTGGGGCTCCGGCGCGGGGTTAGCCTCCTCGACGGTGGTGGCGGCCTCGTCGGATGACTCAGTGGGGGTGTCAGCCATTCCTTCTCCTTTGCTCCTGGTAGAGGCGGCGGTTCATGGCCTGCAGCGCCTCGTGCCCATGAAGGTCATGGGCCTTCACTACCTCATTGTACAGTTGTTCGAATCTAGCATGCTGCTCCTTACCCGGCCACGCCCTGGACGTGTAAACCGCTACACACACACATCGACAGTGGTTATGGAACCTGTTGACGCCAACGCCAGCTGTTTTGGATGTCTTGTAGGCGGGGCCGCGGGAGGCAAGCATTGCGCAGAAGCCGCACGGCCCATTCTTTGAGGGGGCAACGACCCGCGCCCACGCAAAAGGCCGGGCGATCAGTGTCCCGTCCCTTGAACGGCGGTACTTGTCCGGGAGATCCTTCAGCGCTTCCGAGTCCCTGTACTTCTGAGTCAGCATCCCCTCGGACTCGAGTTCTTTGATGGCCTTGTCGACCCGGTCCGCGACCTCATCGAACACGTCAACCCAGTTCCTCCGGGGGCGGCGCTTCCGCTCATGCTTCTTGATTTCCCGCTCAATCTGCTCGACCTGCTCCTTAGAGAAGGAATCGAGGTCATCGGCGATCCGCTCGAGGTCGTCAAGGAGCTCAGCGACGTCAGGGGCGTCCTCTACGGCATCGTTGATGGTCCTACGGGACGCCGCATACACGTGGCTAGTGAGCTCACCCTGGAGAGCCTTGAACGCCTCAGGCTTGCCGGAGCGGGCCTTGGTGGACCTGATCGCGTAGCGCACCGAGTCGGGGCTGTAGCCCGGCTGCGGGGGGATCCACGCCTCATTCGCGCCATGCGCCCTGGCCTGCCCCCGCAGGAACAAGGCCGTAGCCGCCCACGCCTGCCGCCGGGCGGCCCACACGAGAGGGGTTATCGCCTCACCCATCTCCTTCTCCGAGAGCGTCACCGGCTTCCCCTGCAAAGGGGCTGTGGAGTCAGCCAGGCGCCTCTGGAAAGTGCGGGCGATAGTGGCCAGGAGAGCCCTGAAGAGCGCGAGGGTCACTTCTTAGCCTCACCCTTGGCGTCGACAGGATCCTCTTCCTCGTCACTGTCCTCAGGATCCTCCTCCTCATCCTCATCCTGTAGGCCGACAGGGAGGATCTGGCCCGCCATCGAGTCCAGGTCGTTCTGGCGACGGTTCTCGCGCTCCATCTGCTCCGGGGAAAGGTGCATGAAGTCCCGTGCGGTCTCAGCGCCGATAACCCCCTGAGACTCGGCCTGCATGGCGGTAGCCATCTGGGCGCTCGCCGACGGCGCTGCAGCGTCAGCCCACATCACCTCAAGGGTCTCCAGCCCCTCAGGTGACTCCCCGTTCATGACCGCGATAATGCGGGCGATACGCTCAAGAGCGTCACTGAACTGGCGCTGCTTGTTCTCAGCGCGAGCGATAAGACGATCCTTCGCCACACGCAAAGCCTCGGCAGACGTCGGGTTATTGTCGGCGGCCACGCCCATCATTGACGGCGGAATACCCGTCATGGCTGAGATCTGCAACGCGTAAGTGCGGTACGTGTTCGTGAACGTATCCAAGGAGGCGCCCGTCAGCTGCTTCACGTCAGCCCCAGTGGGGGCGGCCAGAAGCGCGCCAGCATAGTTCTCCATGCGGTTACCGCCGAACTGCCCGTTCATCGCGGCAGCCGCCCGCTGCCCCGCCAGCAGCAACCGCGTCTTCTCGCTGACCGCAGACGGCATCCGCACAGAGGCGCACGACCCCGCGCTCCTTAA